TCTAAATTCAATTCTAAATTCAATTCTAAATTCAATTCTAAATTCAATTCTAAATTCAATTCTAAATTCAATTCTAAATTCAATTAACAATTCAATTAACAATCAATTAGCAATCAATTAGCAATCAATTAGCAATTCAATTAACAACCCCCTCCTAAGCCCACCGTCATATTCTACTGATAAATTTCCAATTCAAAAGATAGTTATCAATTTTATTTAAAAAAAATTAATGAATTGTGTTACAAATGGTTGATACATTTATTATTTTATTGTTTTGAAATATAATATCGCCACCGACGAATTTTAATGTTGAAAGTGATGATAAATAATTAAATGAACAATCGAAATTGCCTAATATTTTAATATTTTTTTTCAAAGTGGACAGGTAATTGTATGAGCAATTGAAATTCCCTTCAGTTTGTTTTGGACCATATTTAAGTGTTGTTAATTCGTTAAAAGAGCAATCAAAATCTTTTATAATATGTTTTGGGCAACCTTTAATTGTTAATAGTAGATTATGAGAACAGTCGAAATTACCTCTAACAAATTTAGGAGCAAATTCTAAAGATGTTAACAAATTGAATGAGCAATTGAAGTTACCTTTTATATGTTTTGGGCAACCTTTTAATGAAGTTAAAGAACAGAACGAGCAGTCAAAATCGCCATAGATTGTTCCAAATTGGAGAGGAAGTTCTGTAAAAAAATCATTTTTTAAAACAAAATCTCCATGAATATCGATATAAACAACATCGTTGATAATATTTAATTTATAGTTAAAAATATTATTTTCCAATAAATATGATTTAATATCTTGTAAATCGTGAATCATTATTTTCTCCTTTTATGTAGAACCGAATCCACCGTCTCCACGTATTTTGTTTATTATATTTATGTGTGGGTTTTTGATAATTGGGCAAAAAACGCCTTGAGCAATTCTGTCACCAATTTTAATTTGAAAGTCAATTTTTGAATGGTTGATTAGAATCACACCAATTTCTCCTTTGTAGTCGAGGTCAATCGTTCCTGGAGAGTTAAGAACGCAAACACCGTGTTTAGCAGCCAATCCGGAACGAGACCTTATTTGTAATTCGATGAATTTGCAATTATCATCTGGTACTAATAGTTTTAGATTTGTTTTAATTACTTTAAATTCTCCTGGTTTAAGGGTGTAATTTTCGTTTGAAGGAATATCAAATCCTGCAGAAAGTTCTGTTTGATAGGATACTTCAGAGATTCGTAAAGAATCGAAATTAACAATATATGGAAGCATATTTTCTCCTTTTTAGTATGAAGTTATTCTCTATTATCTTATCGGAATTTTTTAGTAAAAACTTTAGAAGTATTTTTATAAAGTTTTTTCAACTATTTGTAAATTAAACCCTGCAGTAAATCCACATGAAAGACAAGTTTTAAATACCATAAAAATGCTTGGTCCACCAATACTTAATCCTCCATCATAACCGTTAGAAATGGGTTTAACTTCAATATAGCCAACAGCTGGTGTTTTTTTATCTTCCATTGTAACAATGGCAAAAGAATCATCTTTATTACAAAAAGGACATTTATTTGCTTTTAATATTTCTTCTTTTATTTTCATATTTTATTCCTTTTTACATTTTATTTAATTCTATACAATAATCAACATCACATTCGATATTCCTTATATAGTCTATCTCTTTAATGTTAAGGAATGAATCTACATTAAAAATTTCTTTTGTAGATTTTCTTACAAAAAATTTTTGAGTAAATGTAAAAACATCAGAGTTTAATATTTGTGTTTTAGTTAATTCCATTCGAAATCTCCTTATAAAAAAAATAACATTTTGTTTATCGGTAACTTTTAATAAAAACTTTAGAGTAACCCAAAATAGAGTCTTATAATTTTTTCTTGTTGTATTGTTAATTTTGAGATTAATGTTTTTATTAAATTTTTAATACTGTTTTTATCTGAGGGGGATGATGGACAAGAGGTTTGAGAAATGAGAATTATCTCTGAATTTGGGTCTTCTTCTTCTAATCCATTAAAAGGGTTATTAATTGGTATTGGTTCTTTCAATATATTCATAGCATTTAAAATATGTTCTTCTTCACAATTGAGTATTTTTGCTAATTTAGAAGTATCTTTCAAATCTTCTGTTGGCATTATATTTAATTTACAAATAATTTCGTTTATATAAACTGGAATTTTAATTGTTCTTGAAAAATCGTCTAAGCATCGTGTAATATTGTGTCTTATCCAATAAGTAGCAAAAGTTGAGAATTTGATATTTTTTTTATAATTATATCTTTCAGCTGATTTAATAAGAGCTAAATTACCTTCTTGAATAAGGTCAATGATTGGCAAACCTTTACCAGTATAACGTTTTGCAACTGAAATTACTAAACGTAAATTAGCATTTATCAATTTAGTTTTTAATTCTTCTATTGAATTTATTAATTCTTTTAATTTTGGTTCATTTAGTTTATTAATAATTAAATGAAGTGAATGATGAGAGAGTTCTAATCGTGATAATACATTGAATATATTATTTTTATCTGTTTCTTGTAATAATAAATTAATTGTTTTATTAATATTATTAACTCTAATATTATAGCTTCGAGAATCACCGAATGAAGATTTTTTCAAAAAAATAGATAATTTTTTATTACTTAATAAAGTTTGTAAAAAATTAATTACTAATTGTTTATCTTCTGAAAGTATATTTAAAATCTCTAATTCAAAAGCTTCAATCTGTTTTGAAATTCTTAACTCTTCAGAAAGTCCTTTCAGTTGTGGAATTGATTTAATTTTTTGGAAATAGATTTTAGTCGATTTTGCAGTTACTTCTTTACATATTTTCATAATAGATTCCTCCTTATTCTTTATCGGTATATTTTGATAAAAACTTTAGAAGTATTTTTTATAATTTTAAAATACTTCATCAAATGTTTGAGATACAATTGATTCTTTATCGAATTGAGATAAGTCTAAATTATCTGCCCATTCCTTATCTTCTTTATTTCTTTTATCTTCAAGTACACTCTCTTTTGTAAAAGTTTTATAACAATATTCATAATAAAGTTCTTCAACAGAATAAGAAAGAAGTAATTTAGATTTTATTGGTTGTTTATAGTAATCGCTCCACCACCACATTAGCCAATCTTTATCACCTTTTTCTTTTAAATCACATACATATTCTTTTATATTGTCAAAAATCGTATTAGTTACTTTCCCAGTTTAGAATTCTCGAAGTTAGAGATAGTTTTATTAATTTGATTATATAGTTCATCGATTATATCCCAATCTAATAAATCTTCACCTTTATTTTTATCCCACCAAGAAGGATATTTTATTAAAGCGGTTTGAATATATTGTAAAATATGGTCTGCATCAGTTGCTCCTTCAAGTAAGTTTAACTTTCTTGTTAGTTTTAATTTTTGTCCTATTGAAAGGTACGGATGAAAGGTAAATTCGCCTTCAAAACTTTCTTGTGAAATTTTACTAAAAAAAGAAAAAGATATAGTTAATTCTGGATTTATCATAAAAAATCTCCTTTGTTAAAAATGGTATATAAATTCTAGCATATTATTTTTTTCCAGACCAGTTTTTAAAATTAAATAATGCAACTTTCAACATTGTTAATTTAGATAATGAGTCTGTTTCTTTTGGATATTCTTCTAATATATTAACAAATAAAGAAAATTTCAATAAAGGATGATTATCAAAAACTGGTCCTTGATAACTACAATCATCATGAGGAACTAAACAACTTACACCTGAAAAGTCAACAGGATATGTTTTTTCTTTTAATATGAATGTTTCTCCTCTTATTTTTTGAGTATTAAAAATTAAAGATTCATTAATAAAAGACGAATATAATTTATAATTAGAATTAATATTAGAAGGTAATTTTTTATAAATTAAAGGTAATTGTTGACAATAACTATTATATTTAGAATCTCTTGTTTTATATGTATCTAAAATGCATATAACTGTTACTAAATTATAAATATTATTCCAATTCCCACAATCTAAACCATCACCTGTTGGACAAATAATTCCATCATTGTATATAATGGAATTTTCTACTTTTATTAATTCATTTTTCATTTTTTGATAAATATAGTCATATTGTTTTACTGTTTTTATTTCTTCTGAAGCTAATGACGGGGGAGTATTATCCCAAGTCCATTTTAAAACATCATAAAAAGACAATAAACTACTAATAATACTTGCTATTCCTAAAATCGCTAATATTTCTGCCATAAAAAATACCTCCTATATTTATTATCGGAATTATTTTTAAAAACTTAAGCAAAAAATGCTAAAATAACAATAATATTTTTAAAAGGAGAAATTATGATTACAAAATTTTATTTTAATTTGCATAATTATGGAGGTTTTATAAAAATAAACAAAAATAATTATTCAGTTTTAATTTCATTTCGTTCAAAAAAAATAATATTTAATAATATTAATAATAAATCAATAGCAGAAGATATTTGTTCATTTGTTTCTAATAATTATCAAACTTTTAATGATTGTGAAGAAATAAACCACTTAGTATCAGAATTAATTTTAACATATTAGGAGTTATTATGGATTTAAAAATAAAATCGACTGGAGGAACCGAATTAATAATTTCTATAAAAAACTTAACTGATAATTACAGTAAAGAATATAGTTATAAAAAAAATCCGGTAGGATATAATTTCCTTAAACTTAATAGAAAAATATGCATAATTTTTTCATTAATTAAATTTTTAAAAGAATATCCAGATTATACAGAATTAAATATATCTATTTCTTATAAATTTTTATTTACAATTATTAACCAAGGAATGTGGAAAGTATTATTAAATAAACATATAAATAAATATAGAAAAAGTGAATCTTTTTTTGATTTAGCTAGTCAATTATCAATATTATTATTACCTTTATTAAAAGAAAATAAAGTAATTATTAGAAGTTAATTTTCTTTGAAAAAGGAAAAGAAAACCCAATTTTAGTAAAAATTAAACATGATATTGTAATGTAATTAGGAAATTTATTAATTTGAATATCCGATATTCCAGAAAAGCGATTATCCTTAGTGATTGTTTCGTGTAAAATGTTAGATAAATCACCTTCTAAATCATAACTATCGTTAACTATTTTAAGCAAATCGGGAAGCCCCATTTTCGGATGGGATGTGTTAAATCCTTGTTGATTATTTAATAAAATTAAAGAAGATTGGATTAGTGATTCTAAAGTGTCCGTTAATGCAATATCTCCTTCAAGATTAAAAGCTAAATCACCATCTTCATCTAATTTTAAATCTACATTATTATTTTTAATTGTATTAAGTTCTAATAAAATATTAGGGATTTTGAGATATTTTTTATAATTTGTCGTATGAGGTAAATACCATAAAATTTGAGCTTTATCATCTAAAGTAAACCTTTCTAAATCTGATTCACCATTTAAAATTAATGAGCAGTATTCACTATTTTTATTATAAATTATATTATTAATCGTTCTTTTTTCTTCTGGTTGTGTTAACGAAGAGATGAATATATCTTCTCCAATATCTAATTCAATGTTATTAACTGTTATTATATTTTTATCTCCAGTACTTGAAAAAAATGTAACAGTCCCGTTATCATCAATGTAAGGAAATTTTAATTTATTATATTGGGCAATTTCTGTCCATCGTGATTGTTCTTTATAATATAATAAAGATAAATCTAATAAAGTCATATTTATTCCAATTTGAATTGAAATCTCATTTATAATTTTAATTCTTTCTTGAAGAATTTTTTCATATATTAAATTATTAATATCTTTTTTTAAGTCAATTAAATAAGATAAAAGACTTATATGAGATTGTCTAAAAATAATTTGTTCTGGATAATGAATAATTCCTTTATATTCAGTATAAAAATCATCATGTTTTCCACAAGAATCATAAATTTTATCCATAGTTTGTTGAATTAATGCTTTAATTCGATTAAAATCACCAAGTGATAAATTTTTAATTTTCTCTATATAAACATCGATTAAATTTTGTTCATAACTTGATAAATCTACATCTTTCATTTTAATAAATCGTAAAATAGAAGAGTATTTTTTTTGGTCGTAAGATGTTTGGAACATATTAACTCCACCATCTAAATTTGTATTAATCATTAAATTATCCATTTCGTAATACGAATTTAACGAAATTGTTTTTGATATGTTTTCTGAATTAGTTGATTCTGGTAATTTCATAATAGTTTCTAATATATTTTGTTTTAAAAAATTCCATTTCTCTTTTAATACTTTTCCTTTTCTTGAGCAAATAAAAGAAAAATCCTCAAGAGAAAATTCCTGTGATGCTTTAATTTTATTAAAAATAACTAAATAATGAATTGCTAAATTGATATTCGTAATTTGTAAATCTGAATCTAATATTTTTGACATACTTCCCTCTTTTATATAATATTAATATCATTAATAACAGAAGAAGGTAAAGATATAGATACACTTCTTAATAAATCTTTAGCTTCTAAATATGTATTGTATGCTTTTGATTTTAAAGATAATTTTTGGTCTAAACCATCTAAAACAGTAACATCTGTATTTGTTGTTTCAGTTTCGTTTATCTCAAACCCTTTCATTACAATATTATAATTATACAATAAAGGTGATGATTTGTTTCTATTTAAATCAAAACTTAAAATTGCAACTTGATAACAAATATTATCTTTAGCAGAATAAAAATATAAGTTTTTAGTAGTTTTTCCATCTTTTTTTTGATTATAATACACTCGAATCATTAACGATAATTCTAAAAATCTATTATAACCTGAATCAGAAGTAGATGAGATTTGATTAATTAAGTTTTTAATCTTATCCTCTTCTAGTCCAAATAATTGATTAGCTGCTTTTTCAACATTTGTAACCATTTTTTTTACAGCACTAATAGCGTTTTCACCAAATCCACCTGCTATATTTTTATTTGGATTAAGCTTTAAATCAATATTGTTTAATTGTCTTTCATCTTTATTCTTTGAATTAGTTTTTTTTGTAATCACTCCTGTATTGCCAGAAATAGTAATATCATAAAATCTTATTCCTGAACATTCTTCAACAACTGAATTTACTGTAGGAGTTAATATTGTTGCAATTGGAGTTTTAATTGATAAAGATTCTGGATTAATGGGGAATCTGTAAGAGCTACTTTTTATTTCATCTTCTTTTTTAAAAGGTACTTTTATTACTCGATTTGTTTCAAAAAAATCATCCATGATAATTAAATAATATCCATTATTATTTATCCATGTTTTTTTTGTTATTTGAAAATTATCATCTCCAAATGATATGTCCGAATCTTTTTGATTATTTATAAAACTCATAAAAATTCCTTTTTTTAAATTCTTTTGCTTAATTTTAGCATATTTTTAAATTAGGAATATTCCAAAAGGGTCATTAAGTTTTTCTAAATCTTTTTCTTTAGTCCAATAAACTAAAATGTTCTTTCTTAAAAAGAGTATTTGTTTTATTATTTTTGCAAGTATTTCATAATCATTAATTAAGATATGAATTTCATTTTCAGTAAATTTTAAAATTAAAGTATCGGATTCTTTTTTGATAATCATAAAGAAATAACTATTAAACCCAAATTTAGTTTTTGGATAATCAAAATTAATATAATCCTTAAAATTTTCCATTTTTTTCTCCAGTTAATATTTTTCTTCTATTATATATATCGGAATATTTTCTAAAAACTTTAGAAGTTGAAACTTAACCCTACAAAATAATTAAAATTTTTAAAATCCTTATCAGATGTTACTAAAGTATTTAAATAAAAATTACCTAACATTCTTCTTTCAATTTTAATTCCAAATTCGTATTTATGATTAAGCATAATTCCTAAGCTGTAATCTTTATAATTCATAACAGAAACCTCTTTTACAACTTCTTTTACTACTTCTTTTACTACTTCTTTTTCTACAATTTCTTTTTTGTTTTCAGTTTTATTCTCTTCAGTAATTTTTGAAATCGTTTTAGTATTTTGAACAGAATCTGTTTTCTTTTCTATGGTTCTGTAAATTATTTTTTCTGTTGGTTTTTCTACAATTTTTTCAATAATTTTTTCTGTATTTTGATTTTCTAAATGAATATTATCCATTGAATATAATTCTTTGTTTTGTTTTATGATTGTTTCTTCATTTCGTTTAATAATTAGTTCCATGGTTAGTAATTTTTCTGATTGTTCATTATTAGAACTGTAGAAATAATAGGTCAATCCTAAACTAATGACTAATAATATTGATAAAATTGAAATTATTTTATTTTCCATTTTTTTTACCCTTATGTTGATATGTAAAACTTATTTAACACGTCTTAAATCTAATTCTACACGGTTTTAAAAGATGTTATGTATTTATCAACTATTTGTTTACAACTCCTTTAGAAGTAGAAGCTTTCCTATTTTTATTTTCCTCTTTTGTTTTTATTTTATGACAATTATTGCATAAACATTGTAAATGTTCTTTTACAGTTTCTTCTATCGGTGTTGATTCATCAATTGTCGAAAAATTTAAAAATAATCTTTTGATTCTCTCATCTAAATTTTCTTTTAAAGGAGCTGCTGCAAGGTGGTCAATTTCAACGTCAAAAACTCTAAAAGTATTTTTACAGATGTTGCACACATACATTCTTTGTTTTACAGGTTGTTTCATATCTACACAAGCCAAGTCTAAAGCTAATTTTTTTAATGGACAATTTTTCCATAGTTTTCTTATTGCTGAAGATAATAGACTATTTAATATCCATTTTTTGTTTTTTTTCATTTTTAATCCTTACAGTTTAAAGTTTATAATAAAATTCACAGTTCAATACTATTGTAATCAAAAAATTCTTCAGTTTCCAATTACAATATCGAATATTTTATTACTTTCATCTGTTCTAATTTTTCAAAAAACCAAAATTCGTGATTAGGAACTAAATAATCTAAAATTAGTTTATTTTCTTCCATTTTTTCTTATATTTTCTTTACGTTTTCAATTATTTTATGTACTAATCCTATCTTTAAAGCTTCTTCTGCATCAAAAAAATAATCACTTTTCTTCCCTTTTTTATTCCAAAAGTCTAAAGAAGTACCAGTCTGTTTTTCTAAAAATTTATTAATTTTATTTTCAACTGAGTCTAACCATTTTATGTTAATTTTCTGGTCATTCAGTCGACTAAAAGGAAGTTCAGCACTTAAATGATGATGCATATATATACAGTCTCTTTTTGTCCATCGTTCATCTCCAGCGGCCAATATAAAAATACCACTACTCATAACTTCGGAAGTTGCTATAATGATAATTTTATTTTTCGATGACATTATTCGTTCTGATATTTGTTGAGCTTCAGAAACAATACCACCACCCGTTGACAAAATCACTGAAATAGGTTCAGTTTCAGATAGTGATTCTAAATAAGAAATAGCTGATTCAAATCTTATATAAGTTCCTTCTTCGATTGACTCGGTTAGTAAAATTTCACGCTTAAATGGATTTACAGAATATTCTTGGACTAAAGATAAAATATCGATTTCAACCACACCTGATTGTTTAACTTTGTTCGAATAGCTCTGATTCTTCTTTGCCATGTCTCATCTCCTTTTGCGAGTAAAAATTCTATATAAAAACATGATATATTTAACATTAAAATTCTAGCATATTTTTAGAATAAAAAATTATCCATTAATTAATTTTTCCATTTTTTGTACATCAAAAACATTTAAAGCAGATTTCCATATTTTTTTTACTTGCAAATTTAGTTCTTCATAATCTTCATTATATAAATTAACCATAACTTCACCAAATTCTTTATGCAAAAGTTTTGTTTGATTTTTCCAGTAATTGTTCTCTTCTTCATATTTTTTTAATACTTCAAAATATTTATGAATTATGCCTTGTCTTTTAAAATCTTCTTTATAATGATTACCTTCAGCTTTTAAAATTATATATAATTTTTGATTTAATAAACATGTTTTTTTAAAAGATTCTGCATCTTCAAAACAAGAACACTCACATTTTGAAAAATTAAGAAACGGAGATACATTCTCTTGAACTTCATTTTTTACGGGTGGTGGAGTTTCTGGGCATGGTGTATTTTTTATTCTTTCATTAATTTCTTTTAGTAATTCATCTTTTATTTTTTTACTAAAATTTTCACCCTTTTCATTATCTTTAACAAAAGAATTTTTTAATTCTGGATAATCTAATTCTAAAGATACTCTTTGTAATGTTAATTCTGGTGATTTTGATTTAACAAAATCATTTGTCATAGAATCAAGAATATCTTCTCTTCCTATTTCAGCAAATTTTTCTTCATTTTTAACTAAAATACCTGAAATTATATCTAATTTAAATAAATTATTCATAATTGTTTGATATTTTTCTGTAATTTCTATTGATATTGGAGGAATTATTGTATTTTTTTCAATAATATCATTTTGAGGTGAAAATATATGAATTGGTTTTTTTATGCCTGATATATTAATCAGTTCTTCATTTATATCTCCATCTAATACTGATTTATAATTACTAAATGGAATTTTTAAATAAAACATTTCTTCATTAACTACTTTTAATACATCTTTATTTTTTTGAATATTATCCCAAAAAATATCTTCAGAAAATCTTTCTCGAATCTTAAAAATTGAATTATCTTCATTTAAAAATAAATCAATAAATTCATTTTTAAATTCTGTTTTATTTTTTATTAAGTAGAAAACTTTTTCTTTTAAAAAAGAAGATAACTCTAATTCTTCATCAAACGAACTTAAAAATTTTATTTTCATAAATACTCCTTTATTATATTATCGGAGTATTTTTAAAAAACTTTAGAACTATTAAGGCTCTTTATTAATTTCTTCATTAGTTAAATCTCCTATTTTTTTAATTTCGAAATTTCCTTCAATTAAATAACGAGATAATGAAGAACTTTCCCATCCCATTCCCCTAGAACAATCTGAATGATGTTCCCATAGAGCATCTGATGATGGTGTTTTAAATTGTTTCATACATGTTAATAATTCTTGTAATAATTCATTTTTATAATTTAATATTTCTCCATGAACCATTTTTTGTACGAATTTAAAATAAATATTAGAAGGGTCTTTATTTACTAAAATATTTGAAGCTGTTTTGTAGTTACCTTGACCTGTAAAATATCTAAAAAATATTTTTTGAGCAACTAATAATCTTTGATAAGGTTTACTTACCGTTTGTGCTTCTATAATAACAGTTGCTTTATCAACTAATAATTCAGATACACTCATTGATTCACCAAAGAAATATTTAACTCCTAACATTGAAGAATTTGTAAAATCACATTTATTATCAGTTGGATGTTCACATAGTTTATTTGTATTATAAAAATTATTAAAAACAGAGATAACTTTATTTTTTAAATCTAAAGATGAGAATAATAAAGAATTAGTTAACCCTAACAATTGGTCTCTTGAAAATTCATCTTCTTTATTTATTCCAACATAAGAAGGATGACGGTATGGAAACAAAGTAGTCCAATTAAAAGATTTTTCAAATCCAATTTGAACTTTATTTCTTAAAGAGGAATTAAACATAGACACAAAACCGTTCCAATACATCGAATCTCCTCCTCCACAGTTAGGTTTACCTGTTAAATTATTATTACTAGGAGAAACGACATAATCATCGCACCATATTATTAATTTTTCCAATCTCTCTACTTGTTCTATCACTTCTTTTTCAAGAGTTGGATTTTTAATTTTAGAAGATTGAGACGAACCACAACCTCCTAAAATTAAAAATACAAAATATTTATACATAATTCATCCTTTATGTAGAAACAGCATCATCTACTTGAGATGTTATTTCTGGTTTAGATACTGTTGTTTTGTTTGCAATTTGCCTTTGAATTCTATCAGCTAAATTTGACATATTCTTATTTTGACTAGGATTCCTTGTTATTTGTGATGCAATATTTTGTAATTTTTCATGATTTAAATTACTAACTTCAACTGGAACTTCTCTTTGAAGATTTTCTTGTATTTTTTCAGCTCGTTTTTGTGAATATTCTCCTTTAGATTCTTTTATATTATGGTAATTTTGTATATTTTGTTTTACTGGGGAATTTTCAGGTAAATGTTCTACTAATGGTTTATAATCTGCCGTTTTATTAAAATGTTGAGTAATTAAATTTTTAATTGCTATATTTTTGTTATTTTCCCACATTTTTAAATAGTCAGGAGATATATTATCTTTATTTTCTGATACATATTTTAAACTTTCTTGTAATCGATTTAAATCATCTTTTTTATTCATTAAATGGTCTGTATATTTCTGATCAAATTTGTTAATCTCTAATTCTTGATCTATTTTTTTATGAGCATCTTCAAAATTAAAATTATCTGTATTTATTTCTTGAGGATTGTTTTTTCCTGTTCTTCTAAACATCTTAAAATGGTCTTTATGAATCGATGGGTTTTCTTGAATTAAAGAATTTTCTAAGTAATTATACAAATCTGGAGACCTGGAATACACTCTTTCATTAAAAAGCATATCTGCCATATGTTGAGGAAGTTCAGCATGAGTTGGAAGTTCTTTATTATGAATATCAAAATGAGTGAAATCTGGATATTTCTCTTCTAAAAATGATTTATGTTGTTCTTGAGAAAAACCTTCACCTCTTTTTTTATTTATTATTTCACTAATATAATCTGTATTTTTTTTATAAGATTCATAATTATTTTTATTTTGAATAAAATTTTGATTATTATGATCGTTTTTACCATCACTTAAAGCTTGATATGCTTTTTGCCTAAGAGAATGAAGAACTTCAAAAGAATGATTCAGTATTTTTTTCTCTGGGTCTTGCTCTTCAACTTCTTCTTTAATATCTTCTTTTACAGGTTCTTGAACAGGTTGTTTAGTATCTTCTTTAACATCTTCTTTTACAGGTTGTTTAGTATCTTCTTTAACATCTTCTTTTACAGGTTGTTTAATATCTTCTTTAACATCTTCTTTTACAGGTTGTTTAATATCTTCTTTTACAGGTTCTTGAACAGGTTGTTTAATATCTTCTTTAACATCTTCTTTAACATCTTCTTTAACAGGTTCTTGAACAGGTTGTTTAATATCTTCTTTAACATCTTCTTTAACATCTTCTTTAACATCTTCTTTAACAGGTTCTTTTACAGGTTCTTTAATATTATATTGATTCATCTTGTCTTCAATTTCTTTGTATTTTTCTCTTATAGAATTGCTTATATTTTCTTTTTTTGAATCATTAATATCTTCACTAATTGGATTTTCTTTTAATTCTTCCATTATATTTTTATATTTATTTGAGTCTTCTTCTTTTTCTTCTATTTCATCATCATTTTCATCTGTTTCTTCTTTATTGTTTGTATTTTCTTTTTCTTCTTCTTTTTCTTCTTCTTTATTATCATAATTATGTGAGTACAATGGATTCTTATTCAATATAGGATCTCTTAATGTATTTTTAAAATCACTTTCATCTTTATTTTTTACATGAGCTGTATTGTAACCTTCTAAGTCTCTGTTTATATGATGAGGTCTTACTGAATTATAAAATGTATTATGTTTTTCTAATTCTGGTTCTTTATCAAAAGCATCTGGTTTAATATATCCACTAATTTTATTTTTCCCATCATGAGCAGTTATTTTTATCTGGTCAAAAGGATAATCTTCTTTTTCAATATCATTATCAATATAATTATCTTTAATTGCTTCCATTAAATGATGAGAAGCTAAAGCTGCAAATGGAAAATTACCTTGATTCATATCAAATAATCTTCCTGTTTTCTCGGTTTTTCCAGAAGATTCTTCTTTACCTACAATATATGGTTGATAAGAAAAAGGTTGAGCAAACAAACTAACACTTTGATGTTCTGGAGTTTTTGCTCGTAATCTTAATGACCCTCTATTGTCTTTTGTATTTGCTTCTTCTTCGGGTAGTTTTAAATCTGGATTATGCAGATATATATGGTCAAAATGGGGGGTTTGAGGTTCTACTTCATCTCTTCCATGAGATAAACTGTGAACTGTCGCTAAATCACTAAACGCAATTCTGGAATGATGTAACATTTTAGGAATAAATTTATATTCTGGATTAGATTTTACAATATCATTAATCGTATCATAATAATCAAAATCTTTAATTTTTTCACCTTTTTGTTTAAGATTTTTCATTAATATTTTAGAAAATGATTTTATTTGTTTATCATAATTTTGTCGATAATATTCAACAGCTCCAGTATGATGATTTAAATTTTCTAAATATTTCTTTATATCACCACTAGAAATGTTGTTTTTAATTTTATCAATTTCTACATTTTTTGTTTTTATTAATAAATCTTCTATATCTTCATAACTAATCATTTAACCCTCCATTAATCCAAATATTTTTTAAAGATTTTATAATATGATCAATATTATTAACTAATACTTTATTTTTTATAATTTTAGCTCTATTATAAACATATTCTCCAAAAATTTTAAATTCTTCACTGTCAAATTCTTGTACAATTTGTTGAAAAAAATCTTCTTTGATTGTATTATTAAAAACTTTATTAAAACTAATAAATTCAGAATATTTATTATCAGAATCCACAAACATCTGAATGTATTGTGGTAATATTTTTAGATTAGATTTTACTGTTTGTCCATTTTTTTTACAATAGCCAAAAGGTAATTCAAAAAATGCTTGAGTGTTATCTAATACCTGTAAATCATGTTTCACAGGTAAAGTAACATGAGATGGATGTAAATTATTAACTAAAAAATGGGTAATCCATAACCTAATTAGGTCTCCATTTTCCCAACAATAAAGAAGACTGCTTAAATCATCATTTATATAAGCTTCTGTTAATGTTGGTCCTGGTGAATAAGATAATAAAGCAGTTCCTAATTCTTCATCTTTAATCTCTTTTGTATAATCTTTTTTATGGAAATCTGAACTGTAATTAGTTAAAGGAAGTAATTTATTAATATTTAATAAATCTGCTATTTTAAATGAAATATAAGAACGATAAGCTTCACCATGATGAAGAACAAATCTAAATTCATGATGTTCTTTGGTAAATCCATTTTCAGAAAATCCTAAATTGAAATGATGTTGAGAAGTTGGAGTAATACCATTTACCTCATCATTTGCATTTTTGAATTCATCTTCTTTATCTTTATAATTATAATTCACTTCAGAGAATTGTGAAGGAGTTCCTCCTAATTGTTCAACTTTCATTTTTATCTCCTTATTCTGAATATTTTATATCGTCTTTTAATGAATAAACACAAACACCAGTTACATTTAAAATTATATGAGTATTTATATGAGTAAAATATACTTTTTCAGTTTTTGGAAGAATAGGGAACGATAATAAAGGATTTGTACTTGAAGTTATATTCTCATCACCAATGCGAACCCAAATAACATTATCAGTTGTATTAATTAATAACAAATAATGTGCTTTTCCAATATAGGTAGCTGATAAACAGTAACCATAAGCTTTATCAATAACTCCTTGAATATTCATATGTTTAAATGAACAAGAATCTTCATTGTAACTATTTTGTTCATATATTGACTTTCCTGTAACAGACAATGTTTTAAATTTTCCCATGTTAATCTCCTTTTTAGAATTCTATTGCTTAATTTTAGCATTTTTTAACTATCTGTATATTAAACCTGTAAGTAAATCCACATGGAAAATAAGGTTTAAATACTATAAAAAATACTTAGTCTGCCAATACTTAATCCTCCATAATAACGTCTACTAAATCATCATTGTTAAAAATCATAACTCTCAATGTTGGGTTTTTCATAAAATACTCCTTTTATTATTCTATTTTATTTATCGGAATATTTTAATAAAAACTTTAATATTATTTTAATAAAAAAAAAGGATAAATACTGTATTTATCCTTCAAATAAAATAAATTTTAAATTAAGTTAATTAAGCACCAAGTAAAACACCTTCAGCATCAAAATAAAATCCTTTAGAACCTTTGTCAGTATTTGTAATATAAGCTCTTACTTTCATGTTTACAAGTAATTTTAATTCTTTATCAAATTTTACTTCAACATTAGGATTAGATACTGAACCAAAACGAACACAAATTGCTTCCCAAGTAGATGCACCTGTTTGTTTTTCAAAAACTACTTTATATGCACTAGAAGAAGATATAGATAATCTACATATAGAAAATATATCATCAACTCCAGCACTTGTTCCAGGACTGAATTCTATACTGCCAGAACTTCCACTGGCAATATCAGAAGCTGTTGTTCCATATCTGTGAAATATTTGTCCTAATCCTTCAGACACTATTGAAACAGGAAGCGGATTTGACGAGCTGAAAGAATTACCACTATTATCATGTAAAGCAATATCTAAACAAGTAATTCCAGCCTGTGGAGCTGTCGTTGTAGGATATTCTGCTAATCTTTCACGTCCTGGTGTTGCACCACGAGTAGCTGCCACTAACCCAACTGTGGATTGGTCTGTATTGCCAACACTTCCTTCTCCACTAATAACAACTTGCAAATCACCAGCTGAAGAAACTCCAGCTTGTTGAGAAGGAGATGTTGCGTCACAAATTTTAATCTGGACTCGTTTATCAACATCCATCTCGGATACTACAGGTAAACCTTGTCTATCATCACTCATAAAAAACTCCTTTCAAGAGTAAAAAGTAACTCACTATTAAGTTACATCTTTAATAAACACACAACGTATTTATTCTAATTATTTATAATTAAATTTTAGCATTTTTATTAAAGATGTAACTTGATTATAAGGATTATTAGTAATTTTATTTTATATTAGACAGATTTTATATTAGACAGATTTTATATTAGACAGATTTTCTATTCTTTTAATTTCTTCTTTATCTAATTCTATTGTTTTTTTATAATTTTCTATATCTTGAGTTTTTATTATTATTAATCCTTCTATTCTTTTTATATCATTCCAGGAATCACTTTTGTATTTTCTAGCTTCTCTTAATTTTTTTTGCAATTCTGAGATTAATACTAATTGCTTTTTTATTATATTATCTTCAAACTCCATAATAGCCAACTCTTGTTCTTCAATTCCTGCCTCTGACCTCTTTATGTTTAAAATTTTCTTTTTAATTTCAATATTCATACTTTCTCCTTTTTTGACAATTAAATTCTAGCATATTTTAAAAAAATAATTAACCAATTTCTAAAATTAACATTTTACAATAAAAATTTGCTCCTTGACTTTTCCAATTATTCGCTTTTATTTTTAGCCATTTATTACTTTCTAATACCAAACCTCTTGAATTTTTACTCCCTTCACCACGAAAATTAAAAGTAGTATTAAAATTAGTATAATAAGTATTGGCTTTTGAAATAATTTGTGAATCATATTCAACAATAAAATCTGCAATATTTCCACCATAACAGGTGATTTCTAACAATAATGAAATCTTTCCAACTGGAGTTCTATAAGTTCCAATAAAATCTTCAGATAATTCTAATAAAGTTTTTTCATTAAAAATATTTACTAATTTTTCTGGAACTGGAGTTCCTTCTTGAATATAAGCAGTAACATTTAACGTTCCATCATCATTTACAATTAATTCATTAATTCGTGAGTGAGTCAGGTCGTATCCTACAATACTTGTTTTCATCCCTGTTTCAGAGAACGTTACAGGTAATGGATTTTCAATATCTATAAAATCTCCAATAGGATCTATTAGAACTGTTCTTACTGCATTTGCAGGTGATTCTTGATATGAATATCTTCCTGCATCTTCTTTTCCTATTAAAACCCTCGGTTGTGTCGGTTGTTTAATAAAAGAATTATCAGATTCTTTCAATATACTTAAGTCAACATCAGTAATAAGTTCAATTATATTTTTTTCAACTTTTTTTACTAAAGCATTGAAAGAAGGAACTGCAGTTGAACCTAATTCAACCCTAGCACCATGAATGAATCCATGTGAATTTGATACAGTTACTGAATTNCTCTCAGCATCTGTTAATAAAAACTGTTTTACGGATGTAATAGTTTTTGCATCCACACCATCACCCTATTTCTTAACTACAATATGTTCAATTGTTGATTTTTTAATTACACTGTTTTCATTAATGGTTAAATAACAAGTACCTGACAAAATCAAAGATGATTGTTGCTCAGTTAAAGAAAAAGAATAAACACTCGTGTTATTTACATTAACAAGAGAACAAGTAATAATCACTGATGGAGACATCATCCTAGGAAAATTAATTGACACAATTGAAGGAGAAGCTAGATAATAAGGTTTATTATCTTGAAATAAAGAAATATAATAAGTATTTAAATATGGTTCAATTTCTAAATAATTTTTATATTCCCATTCATTTAAAGAACAATATTTTAATGGTTTAAAAATAATCATTATCATTTCCTTTTTGCATCTAAAATTATTATATTATCTTCATTTGATTTTTGATCTGTTAAATCTTTCCTGTAAAAAGAGATTTGGTAAGCAATTTGTGATTGAACATTTTTAATTTCTTTATAATAATAAGATTCTAATCTTTGTTGTTCAGTTAATTGATTGTGATATTCTATGCCTAAATCATTATATCCTTCAATAAATAATTCATTAAATAAAATTGTTAAATTTTTTATAATAATAAGAGATGCTTTGTGTTGTTTTCTTAATAATAATAATTTATCGTCAAATTTTTTTAACAAACTATATTCATATTCTTTTACTTCTGAAAAAATATTAATCATAAGAACCTCCAATAAACTATTCGTCAATAACCTATTCATCAATAAACTATTCATCAATAAACTATTCACCAATTATAATTCTAGCATTTTTTTAATTAATTATCCTAAAACTACAACATTAAAAGATGAATTATAATAATGCTTACAAAGAGTTATTAATTTTTCTTTTTTAACATTAAGTTCATTAACTCTGGAAGTTAACCAATTATGCCCGGGTAAAGTCATTCCTTGACTTAATCCATCTAAGCTAATAGAAGATGACGACAATGGGAATAAAACAGGAGATAGCATATTTAGTAAATTAGCAGTAGCTGTTACACAAATTAATTCAACCAATACTCGTGGTAATTGTTCTTCCATCCCACAAGTGTAACTAATTAAAAATAATCCAGGGAATCTATTTAAAGATATATTAGAAAATCTTGCATTTTGAATACTAAAAAAATAAGAACTAAAAGACTGTCTGCCTAGCATAGGAATCAAATTAATCTGATTTGCAGCATGGTCAACTGAAATCCAACTTAGAGGTAATTCTACAAATGAAGTAGATTCTTCTACGTCATAATCTAATTCTCCACCTATTTGAGAACTTCCTAATATTCTCATCTCTATTTTATCGATTGCTGTTATTGGTTTGTTTTTAAGATGAAAGGGTGAATAATTATTGTTTAGATTGTTAAAATTAAAAGAGTGTTGTTCTCTTGCAATTTTAACAGGACTTAAAAATAAATTTAAACTATGTTCAATTTCACTAACAGCATTATCAATATATTGCTGAACTATCTCTGGTTCAAGAGTTTCATCTGTTAATGCAGAAGTTTTTGGAATACCCCACAACCACGTCTTCATAAAATTTTCAGAAGTTGGTATTTTTGATAATCTTGAAAAAGCCTCTTCTACAGAAGTTTGTCCCATTCCATGTGGAAAAGTTGCAGAAATATTTTTAGTACTCATCCTTTAAACTCCTTTTAAAATTCTTTTGCTTAATTTTAGCATTTTTTAATGAATTTTAAAATAAGTTCATCAGTATTTTGAAAATGAGACCTTTGATGGACATTGTCTATAATATTATCTTTAAATTTAGCTGTCTTATCTACAATAAATAGATAAACTTTTGCATTAAAATTATTTAAAATCTTTTCAACATATTCATCTGTAGTGTCTAATATTTTAGTTTCATTATCCCATCGTTCAACTCCTTTTCCGTAAGGAGGACACGTAATTAATAAATCATATTCTTTTTCATCTTTAACATTAAGTGTATCTTGTTGAAACATTCTTACGTTTTTTAAATTTAAAAAATTAATCATATTATTAGATTCATCTATTGTCTCTTGTCTTATATCATATCCTGTATAATCAATCCCTAAAGAAGACACTCCTAACATTCTCCCTGAAAAACCGGAAAAGGGGTCTACAACAGTTGTTACATTTTCTCCATATTTCATTATTATACTTTTAATAATTGTTGGCTGAAATATTGAAACTCGTGGCGCTGATTTGTTAATAGAAAAACCTTGCATAATTTTCTTAATAGTAACAACATTCACTTGTAAATATATATATCTATTAAATATACATTTTTTAACAGCTTCTGGATTATGCCATTGCTCAAACGGTGATGGTAAATTTTTACATCGTGAATGATATACAGATTTATGAAAATGAGTCATAATTTTATTTCCAAATTTTTGACCATATTTATAAGAATCCAATGAAACATTTTTTAATTCATTCCAATCGTTTAATAAACTTTCTTTAGAATACTTAGGATAAGGAAAATCAGCTAATAAATATTTATTAAAAATATGATCTGCAAAATATTCAAAATTTATATCTAATATTTTAATAATATATTTAAAAGCTTTTGTTTCCCATCCAAGTTTAACATTCAATGAAATAACATCAAATTTATATATTTCTGGAACAAAATCACCATCTATTATTATTTTTTCTTCTATATTACATAAATCTTTTGAATTTGAAAATCCTTCAAATTTTATAATAATAAAAGGCAAGTTATCTTTAAAAATAACAATATCAAAATATTTTTGTTCAGCAGGAGATAAAAAATTCTCTAAATATTTAATATTATTTTGTTTTAACATTGAACAAATATTTTTTGCATAATACAAAGTCATATTTATATTTTTAGGTATTTTTTCTTTCTTAATAACTTCTTTCTTAATAACTTCTTTCTTAATAACTTCTTTCTTAATTGTATTTGGGGTCTTTACACATTCAACAAAATGATTATCTACTTTTTGTACTCTATTATTCATAAATGTTTGGATTCTTAGTTCTTTAGAAGAACATCCACAGCTTTTTGTATGACTAGAACTAAAGTGTTTTTTTAAAACAACCTTCTCTTTTCCACATTCACATAAGCATCTAATTTTTCCTTCTGGTAATATTTCTAAAACTGTTAATTTATTTTTTTTATCACCAACTTTTACACAATTAATATCTCTTGCCATAATATTCTCCTTTGTTGTTACTATATGTTATCGGATCTTTTTCAAAAAAACTTTAGAACTATTTTTTATCTTCATAATATTCTACAATATCTTTATATTCATCTGTTAAATTAGGTGCAAAATATTCAATATTTAATGATGAAGAAGACAATAAACAACTTGATGTGTTATTAATTTCAATAATAACATTTGGATTATCCCCATATTTCATTATTAATTATTTTATAAAAGAAAGTTGTATAATTTGTGTTGTAATCGTTTCATAAATCCTATTGTAGGTATGTTCATTATTATCTAAGTATATTTGATGGGAAAATATTTTATCCTTCAATAATCCTTTATTATTCCACAATTCAACAGGTGTATATCTTCAAAAGAAGTATTACAAATTACTTTAAATTTCCAATTGTGTAATATTTATATAACCGTGAATTTACCAAATCTATCATTAATATTTATTATAAAAAAAATCCTCCTAATATAAATTGGAGGATTTGATTAAAACTTTAGGATGTTAAATACCTACATTAACTAGCATGTACTGTCTTCTTGCAGCATATAAACAATACGATATTTCCATATGCAGATTAATGTGAGTTGATAAATCTATTTTAGCTAATTCGGTCTTTGTTAGACCTTTGAACTGTTTAATTTCCATATCCGAAGAATCTGTATTAATAAAATATGCAGTCTCTGTTAGAGGAATTACACGATTACGGTCAATAAACTTAGTTACAGAACCTTCATTCGCAACATTTCCAATAAATGCTTCTGAACCACTAGCACCGTTTGCTTGAGTTCTGTAGACTTGAAAATAACTTGCAGTTGAAAGGGCAGGAATTGACAACTCTATTTGATGGTTTGCAGCTGTAACTGCGATACTAACCTCAGCAGATACTAAACCTTCACCATTAATATTTACACCTTTAACAATATATTTATAAACATCTGCTGCTTCGAAAGTAGTTGAGACACCAGACGCTACAGATGCTGCTGTAACTGTTCCAATTGCTCCAGGTACATTTTTATTTAATTTACTATTTGTTTGAGGACTTTTTCTATTACGAATAATGAAACGGTTAGGTCTAAATTTAACCTCACCACAACTTGTATTAGCAGAGTTTAATGAAATACCAGAATTACCAAAACCTAAAGAAGGTGCATATCTTGTATTTCCTTGAAATTGAATATTATAAGCGGTAAATACACCAGGTGCTGCATGCAATTCCTTTGGATTTCCACCGTTTTCGAATATAGATTTAGAAGCATTTTCAATATCTGTTTCGGTTAGAATTGAACCCTCTGCTGAAGATACAACAGGAAGATCTACACCATAACCTTGTAAAAAAGATAATTGTTGTTGAGGGTCACTAGAACCTTCTACTATTTGTTGATGAAGACCTCTCATAGTGATGTTTCTCAAACTGGATGGTAAAACAGATTTAGAACCTGTTAATTCCCCTTTTTCTAAAAACCAAGCATTGCCTGAAAACAATTCTTGTTCAATTTTTCGTAATAGTTCTAACGTCCCATTTTTTATTTCCTCAGTTAGTATGTCCATGCCATTTGCTAATTGAGTATCTCTTGCACGGTCAGTAACTGCACGTTTTTCTGCAAAAATAACTGTATTACCAGTTTCCGTTACATAATCTGATTGACTTTCTACACCAACACCACCTTCAACAGAATATATAGCATCTGAATTACCTCGAGCAAGAATCTTAGAATATTGAAATACTCCAGAATTAACAGAACTAACTGATAATGATGGATAAAATGTTAGGTCCTTTTGTTCATAAGTAACACTCTTAAGAGTATTNTCCATGTTCACAGAAACCATTCCTTGATATCCAACNAANCCACTATTGACCAATGCAGGATTTCCAATCGAAATTGCTTTATTTAACTCTGCATTTTGTTTTCCTACGAAATCACTTTTCTTTAACGACATATTAAATCCTTTCTTTTGTCTTTATTTACAATAAATAAAGAGTTTATTCTTCTATAATACCTAATCTTACACATTCATTTATAGCATCTACTGTACTAATTTCCGATAATGCAATTAGTTTAGATGTTACTCTTTCATCTTTATTTTTTTGAAGAGCTAATAACTCTTGAGTTAAGTTTTTTTGTTTTTGACTTGAAGTTTTCACCATTGAAGAAGTTGAACTCATAGATTGACGAACTATTGGTTGTGTTTTTGAAATTTTATTTAACACTTGATTAGTAATTTGTTCAACTAAATCTTTTAACAAAAATTCGTTATTGTTTTTGGAAAGATTATTGTCACTACTTTTTTCGTCTTCTTTTTTAGATTTACTCTTAGAGATTCCTTCTTCTTTTTGTTCATCTTCACTCTCCTTGTCATCTTCAATCTCTTCATCTTCTTTGTCTTCTGGAAGTTCTTCTTTTTTTGTTTCTGGAACACCTGGAACATCTTCTTCCTTTTCATCTTCTTCTTTTTCATCTTCTTCAGCATCTTCGTGATATTCAGACTTTAAAAAAGATTTTAACTCTTTAGCCGCTGATTTTGTTTTTTGTAACAAACTCAATGCTTCATCTTTTGTCATTTTCATTATAAATCTCCTTAAAAAAATTAAACTCCAACACCAGCATCAACATTGGCTACTATTAATCTTGAAAAAGTTGCATCAACAGTAAAAATCCCAATCGGATCACTAACTAACAAAGGATTTTCTGTAGCCGCTACTGTATAAATTTTAATTTCAGAGTTCAAATCTGCAACTCTTCTTACAATATTTGAAACAAATCCCATATCACCATCAGCGGCAACACAAATTGCAATTGAAGCTAATGGATAATTTCCATAGTGACTACCTAATATTTCTGCAGGAACATCACCAGGAATAACACATTCACAAAATTTAACTAAAGCTTTTTGACTTCCTTCAGTTATTTTTAACCAACAGTAAGAATCTCTACCTTTAACAATAACTGCATCACTAGATAGCTTGTCAATATTACGAGCTAGCTTCTTTTGGAGAGCATATTCTTTCGATGGGTTTACACTCATAATCAATTCTCCTCATTAATAATCTTCGATAGACTTTCGAAATCGAAGGGTTTGTAACATTTACAACAAGTATATTGTTCATTCAATATCTGTTGTATTTTTCCACAACTTTTACATTTTAGCATTTTTTTCTTATTTTTTAATAATTTATCAATTTCTAATAATAAATTATTTACTTCATCTTTTAAATTGTTATTTTTTCTAATAAAATTTGTAACTTTTTGTTTTGGTTGAATATTTTTACATAAATTTTCCCAATTAGTTTTTATAGAATTTTTTTGTAATTGCATAGGTTGTAAAATCGTTTCTGAATTAGCTGGAACAAAAGTTAATGCAATTGAATGTATTTTAGTTTCTAATAATTCTCCATTTTCACTTATTTTTACAACATCACCTTCAACAGATGCTTTTACAGATAATGGACATTGTTTGTCATGTAAATGTGAAATAATAGCAGAAGCTGCTTGAGCATTAGGATGATTATCAAATAATTCACCTTGTATATACAAGAAAGGTCTATGTTTCATTTCCCAGTACATTTTTTCTCTAGGAGTAGAAGCATCTTCTTCAGTAAATATTTTTTTTGCAAAAATTACTCTACCTAAAGAATTAAAAAATCCAGAAGAATGATTGTCGTTTAATCTTCCTTTTCCGTTTTCTAACATAGAAATATCTGCTCCTTTTAGGATTAAAGATTCATTATCTGAATCTCTATCTTCTGTTGAAGCAATTCCATCTAAAATTAGTCCTTTTTTTAAAATTCTCATAAAAATCCTTTTAATTTGTAATAAAGTAATTTTAGCATTTTTTTAATCTTAATTACTTCCAGAAGTTCCTAATAATATAGCATTACCGACTCTTGTATTTTTTTTCTCATTAATATTTACATTAGAAGCATTAATGTTTGTATCTTTAGCATTAATTGTTACATTTTTTTCACCAGAAAAAATATTCTTAATTCCTTCTAAAGCAGTTTTAAGTTCTGCCATTAAAACTCCAAATTGTGCAAAATTTTGTTGATTAGGATCCGAAATGTTTGTTTTTTGTTGATTATTTATTGTATTAGCTGATTGGTCTTCACTCGGAAGTTTACTTATATAATTTTTAATATTTTCTGTTCCAAAAGATTTATCAGTTGTGTTTATATCTTGAATATTTATTGTTTCTTGTGCTATTTTTGCACTATTATCACCAACTTTTTTATTAATTCTTCCTTTTTTTAATATAGAATCACCATTGTAATTAGATGAAAAATTACCTTTTGAACCTTCTATATCTAAATTAACCATTTTTTCAGCAATTTTAAAATCTTTTATATTTTGAGAAGACATTACTTCATTTACTAATTTATTATATCTTGGGTCTTCTTTTTTTATTTTTGGAAGTTCTTCTGAAGAAATTCCAGCTGCTGCTAAAGGTCGAGATAAAGCAGCTATTGATTTGTCTTTTATATTCTGTTTAATAAAATCCTCTTGTTCTTTTTTTGAAAGATTTTTAAACTGACTATCATTAGAATAAATATCACTTTTTCCTGTTTTTTTAAAATTTATCAAATCTTCTTGCATTTGGTCTATTGATATCTGTGAAGTTCTTCGAGTTAAATCTCCTTTTTGTTCTGGAGTTGCTTTTTGAAAAAATTTATTAACAGTTTGAGCAGAAGACGATAATCCAACAATTCCTTCAAGACTATCTGCTCCAATTCCTGTTTGACTTATTGTTGATTCTATGGCTCCAGTAGCTCTTTTTACATCAAAAGCACCATTTTCTTTTCCTAAAACAGCTCCCATCATTTGTTGAATACCAGAAAAAGAACCAGAAGATTGAGCTACTTGAGAAATTCCTTCAACCATAGTTGAAAATCCTAAATTATCAAGACCATGTGCAACTTTCATTCCAATCAAACTTGCAAATTTTTCTGAAGTATCTAAAGATTTAACTCCAGATTGTTGAATTTGACCTAACATTGAATAAGATTGTTCTTTTGACGCTAATCCTTGTATTTCAGCACTTTTTATATTTTTAACAAGTTCTACAGATTGTTGTTCTCTTTCTGTTGTTTTAGTAGTTCCTCCAATCAATTGTTGAGCTATGGAAAAATTTTGAAGAAATTCATTTGTTCCCATTCCATATTTTTTTGCAATTCCTTGTTCACTCTCATCAGTAGTAGTTTTTAATAAATTACTTTCTAATAATTCTTGTTGTTTGTCTCCTCCTGCTGAATATCCACTTTGAACAGCTTGTGTCATGGAAGGTAATATATTTAAATATTTTTGTACAATTTGAGCAGTAGGAATTATTGATTGCTGTTGAAGATTTGTTTTTGTCGTTGTGTTTATATCTTCTGTTGTTTGTCTTTTTTGTTCATAAACATTATGAGCAATAGGAACTAAAGAAGTTGTTGAATTTATTAATGATGTTCCTACATTTATTGATTTATTAGCAATATCAGCACCAGTTTCTATTATTTTACCTAAGGAAGAATTACCAACAATACTATTTATTAAAGATTTTTCTTCTTTTCCTTCTTTCTTTATTGATGGAATTTCAAAATTAGTTTGAGGAGCTCCTGTTAAGACCATTGTTTGACCTAAGGCTCCTGAACCTTTAGAAATTGCTTCTCCTATTTTTAAATCAGCAGCTGAAGTTAATGCATCAGCAGCAGAAGCTCCTGCTTTAACTACATCTGAATATTTTAAAAACCCTTTAAAATCTGACGACATCTTTTCTATATTCGTTGATTTTTCTCTATCTCCATTTTTGTCTAATTTTCCTACATCAACTAGATTATCCTGTAGAACTCCAAAATCTTTTCCAAAAGAGCCCACTAAAGCAGAAGCATCAAGATTAGCTGCTTTTTCAATCATATCTTTACGATTAGTTAAAACGTTAGCTCCTGCAACTTTTTGTTCATCAAAAGAAGTAATTCCTTGATGAACCAAATCCAATGATGGTCTTATAAAAGCAGAAAAAGCTCCTCCAATATTTTTTAATACATCAATAGTGTTTGTTCTTTTTTCTTGAGATTCATTTTTTTCTTGAGATTTTATTTGTAAATCATTAATTCTTTTTTGAATTTCTTGTGCTTTTTCTTGAGATTTTACCTGTAAATTTAATGAATCATCTTTTTTTTGTTGGAATTCTTCAGTGTCAATATCTATATCTTGTAATTCTTCTGATGCTTTTTTTGCAGAAGATGTTAAAACAGCTAGAGCTTCTACTAATTTTGATATTGCTTGAGCTTCTTTGTCTAACTTTTTATCACCAGTTTTTAATTGATTAAAAAATTGTTTTTGCTGTAATTCTGGAGTTGTATATTTCTGAGCATCTCTTAAAGTACTTTGAACAGATAAATTCATACCTTGTTTAATTAGTTGGTCTTTTTCCAGTTGACCAGAACTAAATTGTTTTTGTCTGTTCATTTCTTCTGTAATTTTACTTCCAATGTTTTTTGATGTATTATCAATCTTAGTTTTTTCTTCTTTATTTTTTATTGTTAACTTTTCATATTCTGAGGAATCAACATCAGTAGATTTTAGTTCATCTCTAGTTTTTTTATTTTGTCTTATTTCAGAAGAGAGAGTTTGAAAATCTGTTTTAATTTGTTCAACATTTTCATCACCTTTTTTAGAAAATCCTGCTAAACTTCCAATGCTTTTAGGAAGTGGTGATTCAATAGAATCAGATATTTTTTGTTTTATTGAAGGGTTATCTCTTATTATTTCTGATTTTTGCTTTAAAGCTACTTTATTTTCTTTTTGTTGATTTTTAAAATTTACTACTTTTTCACTAATTTGTAAAGCTTCATCTTGTATCTGTTGTTCTTTTTCTTTTATATTTTTCACTTTATCTTGATATTGACCTGATAAAGGGTCTTCTTTGCCTAATTCTTCTCTATCTTGTTGTAAAGTTTGATATTTTTCATTAAAATTTTCAAACATAGAATTTAATGAATTAAATTCTTCAGTTTCTATTTTAGTTTGAGGGATTTGGTCTAAAAATCTTGAAACTGTTTTATGTTTATGTTCTACAAGTTTATGAGGAGATGATGATAATGTTTTATCTATTCCTAATAGATTTTGAGATGAACTATCTTTAATATTCCTTATTTCTGTAGTTACATTTTTTAATTTATTATTTTCTTGTGCAATTGCTTCAAAAACAGTTAATTTTTCTATTTGTAAATTAGTTATTGTTGTTTGAGTGTTGTGTAAAGATTTTCTTGTAGCTGAAATTAAATCTTTATAATGTTCCGGGTCTCGTGTTAAAATTTTATATTTTCTTTTTAATGAATTTATTTCTAATTTAGATTTTTTTATACCAATATCTAATTCTCTATGTTTTTTTTGCTGTTCTGAAACATTCTGTTTATGATATTTAACAACCTCTTCGTAATCCTTAAGTGTTATATTATTGTCTTGATTTTCATTTCCTTCTATATTATCTTGATTGTCTTCTATGTTATCTTGATTGTCTTCCATTTTTTATCTCCTTTAATGTGGTATATTATTTCTCATTCTTGAACTGCGAATTGTTGATGAACCTTTTTTATCTGAAATATTATCAAAAATAAAATCTTTATAAAGTTCTACTTGCATTGGAAATTGTGTAGTTGTAGGAGTATTATTAATTAAAGTTTGAGAAATTCTTAATTCATGAAAAATTTTTTTAACAAAATAAATCGGATAATAAAAATAAGAAATTGAATAAATTTCACCTTTTTTTTCAACTAAATTATAAGAAGGTCTTTCTTTTGTTATCCATTTTAAAAAACCGTTTTCTATTGTAAAATGATTTGATTGTTCAAAAACTTTTCCAGAATAAGAAATAAGATAGTCAATAGAAATAGGGTCAAAACTTAGTCTATCAATTCCTGTATGATTTACTTCTATATATTCATTATGTTTTTTTAATACATCTATTTGGTTGTTCAAAATTAATTTATCATAAATATTAATAATTGCTCTTTTATTTTTATCATCTGAATAATGTGTATTAATTGTTACACTAGCGGAATTATCTTCTAACTGTCCAATGTTTTCCAAAATTGCTTGTTTAGAATCTTGTGCAAAAATTCCAGCTAAAATTCCTTTTTTTACATATAAAAATCCATCTTCACAATTTAATGGACAATTTGAATGATGAATGTGGTCTTCTATTGACTGAATTCTAGGACACAAACATGCTGCGTAATGAGTAAAAAATACACCTTTTGTTCTGATTAGTTCTTGGAACTCACGCAAATTAAAATCTATTCGTGGTACGTTTTTTGCAATGTTTTGAGGTAACATTTTTTATCTCCTTTTTAATACTTTTGCTTAATTTTAGCATTTTAAAAATGCTAGAATTAAAGTTAAACAAAGGAGAAATAAATGAAACAAAAATATGATGGAACAATAATTCCGTCGGGGATGCATTCAATAGTTTTTGAACAAAATAATAGTAATAGATATTCTAAAGATTTTAATTTTTATATTGGTACAATTATTAATAAAAATATACCAGAAGAAAATAAAGATGGATTAAAAGTTATTTCTTATAATGTTAGAGTCTTACAAAATGGTTCACAACCAATTATTTTTAAAAATTGTGTTCCTCTTACTTCAATGGCTTCTTTACTAAATTATCAACTTCATACTTTAGAAACTTCTAAAGATAATAAAAAATTTCCAACAAAATATTTAGATTATGACAACAATTCTTTAACCGGTTGTGATGTTGTAATATCTTTTATTGAAGGTAATCAGAATTTTCCCATAATTGTTGGTTGTTTTCCTGTAGAAAATAATATAACAAAAGAAGAAGGAATGTGGTATATTTTTAATTTTAATGGGAAAGAATTTAAAATAAATAACAAAGGAGAATTATCTTTTGTGTCTTCAGATTTAAATACTTTAGAAAATGGTGAAACAAGAACACAAAAAAGTAAAATAATAAAAGAAAAAGAAAGAGATTTTAAACCGTTAAAAATAAATATATCAAAAGACCATGAATTTACGGTTTTGGATGGATTAGAACAAAAATTCCACATATCTCAAGTAGAAAAATTAATAAAATTTGATAACAAATCTGAATCTTTTATTATTGACCAACAAAATAAAAAAATATCATTAACATCTGGAGAAACTTTTGTTATTGATGTTAAAAAAATTTTTACAATAAATAGTGATAAAATAACAATATCATCAAATATTATAGAATTTAATATAAAAGATACTTTTACCATTAATTCTAAAACAAATGTAATAAAAAGTTCATCTAAATTAACCATTTCTTCCCCTAAAATAACAATTGGTAACGGATCTGTCGAACTTTTATCTTTAATTAATGAATTAATTGATTCAGTGGGTCTTTTAACTATTCCAACTTCATGTGGACCAACAGCTCCAGTTCAAAGCAGTCCTCAATGGGCAAAAATTAAAGCAATTCAACAAAAATTAAAATCGATTACAGGATAGGAGATATTTATGGCAAAAGACAAAAGAACTCTCTCAACAAAAATACCTAAGGACTTAAGAAAAGATGATTTTGACAATTCTTTAGGAATACCCTTTAGTGATTTTAAAAAATTATTTTTTCAGTCATGCAAAAATAAAGAGGAATTATCAGCTTGGATTGAGATTTTTTTTGGGTTTAAAGTTCCTTATCAAACAGTTTCAAGATACAGTACCTCAAACATGTTGGATTTTATTTGGTATATTTATGAATGTTTCATGTACGGAGATGGTGGAAAAAGTCTTTTATTAGTAACTAATAGAGGTGGAGGCAAAACTTTAACAGCAGCTGTATTAGAAATATTACATATGTTTCACGGAAAAGGAGGATCAATTCATGTTGGAGCTTCTTCAAAAATTTCAAAACGAGCTTATGAATATGTTAGAAATTTTGTTCAAAGAAACTCAATTATTTTAGATCCTCTACAAAGAAAAGATACAATGGAAAAAAGTGATTTTATCTTAGATGATAAAACATCAGTTTCAATTGAAGTATTAGGTTGTACATTCAAAGAACTAAATGGTCCTCATCAACCTTTAATCGTAATGGACGAATTAGACATCATAACGAAAGAACAGTTGGGAGCTTATGCTCAAATTTCTGGAATTCCTGTTAAACATCCAATCTCAAAAAAATTACCAATAGATTTAGGGATTTCAACACGAAAATCAAGAGCTGGGTTAGTTCATAAACAAATGGAATCTGCATTGGTTGATGGAAGAATTGTTCATATCTGGAATAAAATTGACATGATGGAAAGATGTCCAGATGAACGGTCTGGAACTCAAATCGTTTCTGCATGGAATTGTCAGAAAACAATGAAATTAATTTCTGAAGAAAATTTTTTAAATTTATCTGAAACACAAAAAATAGATTTTACAAAAGTTGAATGTTTTGAAGGATGTTTAGTTTGTCCTTTAGGAAGTGTATGTTTAGGAGATTCTAAAAAACAAAATTCAACATCATTTTTAACTTGCTCTTTCAAAGAAGTTACTAATTTATTAAAAAACGGAATTGATTTCTTTTTAAGTGAACAAATGTGTTTACTTCCGTCTTTGGAAGGTGTTGTTTTTAACCGTTTTGAAAAACATAAACATGTAATAACAATAAATCAAATGTGTTCAAAAATAACAGGAATTAATTATGATTATGAAGTAACTCATCAAGAATTAGTTTCTGAAATAAAAAGAATGGGATTGTCGATTTATGGTGGAATAGATTGGGGATGGAATTCTCCCAATGTTTTAGTTGTGTGTGCTATAGACCTTCAGAAAGAAGAAGTTTACATATTAGACACATTCTTTACTCCTCAATTCACAAATCATCAAGATTTTATAAATGCAATTAAAAATACTTTTCAACCTTATTACAATATAGAACAATATTTTCCAGATATTGCAGACGGTTCATCCATTGATTTATTAGAAAAAGCAGGATTAAGGGTTTACAGAAAAATTAATAAAAATATTGGATTAGGTGTTCAGATAATTAAAAATTTATTAATAGAGGCTGGAACTGAAAGATCTAAAATTTTCTTATTAAAGGATAAAAATATTTTTTTAGAAAGAGAATTAGAATCTTACAGATATGAGACAGATTCTTCGGGTCAAATTGTTGAGGGTAAATTTAATGACAGTAATAACCATTCAATTGATAGTTTAAGATATATATTAACTCATTTCTTGTCAAAACAAAGAGGTTCGTTTAGTTGTGGATTCGAAGATAGAGTGAAATTTCTTCAGACTCCGGTTGATGTAACTCCTACAGATGAAGTTAATGGAATAAAAGGAACTTGGGAAAAAGGAGTTTTTTATCCTGAACGAAAAATAGGTAATTTCTCAGTTTGGTAAAATTTCTAATTTGCTTTTACAAAGATTTTTGAATTGTTTTGGATTTTCGTATTTATCAGTATTTTCACAAGCAATTTGATACATTTGTGAAACTTCTTTTTCATCATCAAATAACCCTAAATGAATACTTTTTTTATTTATTTGAATATTTGCACGCCATTTATTAGTTTTTTTATGAAAATAATATCCAATTTTTTGTTGAATTTTTTGCTTTTTTGTATTTTGTTGATTTTTCCTATTACTTACCAATCTCAAATTTTCTATTTTATTATTTAATTTATTGTTGTCGATGTGGTCGATTTCTAAATTACTGTCTAAAATATCTCCATTAATCAATATCCAAACAATTCTATGATAATAATACAATCTATCATTAAAGCCAATTAGACAATAACCATTACAGTTATCAACATTTTTTACAGTTCTCCAATAAGACCCTCTAAACAATCTTTCTAAAGAACCTTCATTATCAATTCTGAAAGTGCTTTGTAGTTCTCCTTGTAAAACATCTTTACTATTTGTCATTTTAAAATACTCCTTTAATATTTTATCGACATATTTCAGCAAAAACTTTAGAACTATTTTATAAAAAAGCTAAAATAATTAAAAAGGAGAAATGTTATGTCAATTTTCCATACCCCCGATGCGAAAGTTATTATTCACAATTATCAAACAATTCACTCTCTTGGATATGGTGGAGAATCAATTGAAACAGAAAATAACAATACAGATATTATTGATGTTACTTCTTCTGTTTTAGATATTCAAATAGCTAAACAAAAATCTGACCCAATTGGCCAATCAACTGTAACATTATCTCCAAATATTGACTGGCTTTCAACAATCGTTCCTGCGAGTTGGATTTGTATATATTTAAAAACATCCTCTATAAATGAGGAAGAAATAAATTCTACAAAAATTATCGAAGACTGTCACCCCCTTAAATTTTTAGGGTTAATTCTTTCAATTAGAAGGAATCAACAAGTTTCGTCAAATGGAGCGATAATTACCCGTTATACAATAAACGCTGTTTCTTTTGGTTATTTATTACACACAAATATTGTCGTCAATAATATGTTTTTTTCAAACAATCAAAATGAAGCTTTAAGACGAATTATTTCAGATTTTACTCATTATGCAGATAATCTTAATAGCATTTCATGGAAAGCTTCAAATGCCGTTAAAAACACTTTTGCTTTTGTCAGTTCTTTAAGCAAAAACCATATGACAGCATCTGTAAGCCCTTTATTAGAGAATGTAATAAAAGAAATAGAAGCAATTCCAAAAGCTCTTCCAAAAATTCCAAATTCTATAAAAATTTTATTAGGAATTGACACAAATTATTTTTTTGATTCTATTAATAGTGTTAGTGGTATTGATATTAGAGGAAAGAACAATAATCAAGATATAAATTATATTAATCAAGTCGATCTCTTGGGTAGTAAATTCTTTTACCCAAAAGAAATTTTAAACGGAACAACCGTTTATAATATACTTGTAGATTACATAAATCCTGTAATGAATGAATTACTAGTCGATTTATTCCCTTTTAACGGTTCTTTATTACCTTGTATTGTTCATAGACAAATTCCTTTTAACAGTCCAAATTACAAACCGTCTGCTAATATTGAACCTTCTTTTTTTAAAGACCTTTATAATATAGAATTGACAAAAGAATTAATTATCAATGAAGATATTGGAGTTTCAATTCATTCTGAAATGAATTTTATATTCCCTACGGGATATGATACTCTTCATTCAAGCATGGCAGGAAGTGCTTCTACTTTTTTACTAAACAACCCTCCAAAAATTAATTTTAATTCGATTAATAGAATAGGACTTAAATCTTATATGCCACAATGTTCATTCACTAATGAATCTGGTTCAAATATTCATACCCCCAGAGATTGGTCACATCTTCTTGAAGATTGGTATTATAACAATTCAAGAGTACTAAACGGAAGTGTTACAACAGTAGGTGTAGATAAAATTATTTCTGTCGGTGATAACGTATCGTTTATAAATAAAGATGAAGGGTTTTCCAATCAAGGTTTTATAGGTCATATTGAAAGTATTAATTATATGTTTCATATCGATGATAATGGTGCTAAAACCTTTAGAATTACGTTTGGATTATCGAGAATTGAAACGGAAACTCATAATTCAATAACAGATGAAAAAGATAGTGAAATAAAACAATATGTAAAACAAAGAGTTTACAAGAATAAAACGTAACCTTTAGGAGAATCCATAAAGGGGAATTCATACAAATACAAGATTTTACCTTCAATTCTAAAATAATATTCGGATAAATCCGTAACATCTCTATAATTTACTAAGTTTTTAAGTTCTTTTTTATCTTCTTCAACTGAAAAATAATTATTTGCATAAATTTTAACTCTATTTAATATGTCCCAATTATTTATTTTATAATTATGGAATTTTATAATAGTTGGAATAATAGGGTTTTTAATATAATGTTTAATTTGTCTTAGAACTTCTATTTTATCATTTCCATGAAAATACATAATAAATAAAATTTTTAGTTCTCTTTTCTTTTTTTTTAATAATAAATGTTCTTGATAAAAATTAAAATCTATTGGTTTCTTTTTTAGAGTTTTTTTAATTAATATAATAATACTTTTTACATTATTATATTTGTTTTTTATCATCTTCTGTTTTTCCAAATTGTTCTTCTGATTTTTCATAAATTCTTGCTTGTTCTGTTGCTGTTTTTTTATCAAACCATTTTTTTCTTAATTCCATTCTTTCTGAAATATTTTCTCTCTGTTTAATTCCAAATCTATGGTCAACAATTTCAAACTGTTCAACATGTATATTTGGAATTTGAGGAGAATTAATCATTTTACATTCTGGACATTCAAGATTTTTAAATTTTCCATAAAAATCATATTCATTTCCGCATTTACAAACAAATTTAAAATAAGCCATTTTCAATACTCCCTTTTGATATTTTATTTTTCCATTTAATTATTTTTTCATTAAAAATTTTATCTAAATCCATTCTCGTTTGAAATAAAAAAGCATGAACATATGTAAAATAAAGTGTTTTATTTCCTGCTATAAAATATTCTATCGCTATTTTCAAAGTTTGTAAAGCAGTTTTTTCTCTAAAAGTACAAAAATAATCAGGAGAAAATGGAATTGAAGACGCTAATAAATAAGGTTCTGAATGTTCTAATTTACAGCTATAATAACAAAGAAGTGTATCAATAACTTCTTCAATACAATCTGACATTGATAAGTTTTTATAAACAGAGCCAGTAGAACCTACTAGACATAAATAAGCTTCACACAGTTCTCCAAATTCTTCATATAATTTTATCTCTTTTTCAATTGAAGTTCTTTTTTGAATATTTTCAATATCTTTAATATCTAATATTATTTTTTTAATATTGTACATAAAATTCATCTCCTTTTTGTAAAAATAATTCTACCAAATATCTTATCGGTTGTTTTTAACAAAAACTTTAATTTTTATTTTGGCGGAGGCTGAATGTGCTGCTGTGGTTGTTGTTGTCCTTGTTCTTGTTGCTGTTGAGCTTCTTGCTGTTGTTGCGCTTCTTGCTGCTGTTGTGCTTGTTGTTGTGCATTTTGTAATTGAGCTAAATTTTGCAAATATTGTCCATCGGCAATATATTTGAATTCTTCTTTTTGTGAATCTCCTTTAAAACCCAAGAAATATTCACGTAATTCACCAACTGTTAATAAAGATTTTGCTAATCCTAAAAAAGCTTGGTTTAAAGGTATATTTGAACCTATTTCATTTGGAAGTGATGGTTTTCCCACAGCTTTTAGTAGTTGATTCATCGACGCATGAACGGATTGTTCCATTTGAAGTCGACTTGCTTCAGCCATCGGTGTTTCTGAACTTAAACCCACAAAAGAAAAATAATATATTTTAGCTAAATCTGGACGAAAAGCAGGTAAAATTTCTTGATTAATGATGTTTTCTACATATCCCATTAAGGATTTTAAACCCTTCTCCGACATTCCTAATATTTTGTCTTCATTAGATTTGTTTTGATAAGTAATTTGTCCTCCGTTTGACAAATATTCAAAGCCTATTTCTGAAGGATTCACTAGAAATGATGCACAAAGAACTCGAATTAAATGGTCTGTATATCTTATTAATTCCATTTCTCTGTTTGATGCCGACATTGGAATATTATGTATTTCAGTTTCTGTAGTTGTTGACAGAATAACTTGTCTATGAGCGTTATTGTTAGCTACTACTTCTTGATTCCATGCTTCTCTAAAAGTATGAAGTTCGGTTGGTGTTAAAAATCCTTTAATTTGTAATAAATTGTTTACAAGAGAAGCTTGTGAAAATCTTAATCTATTGTAAGTATCATTATTAATATGGTCCTTCACTGCATTAATTGCTTTTTCAAGCATTCCTTCTCCGTAAGGTTTATTGAGAAAATTAGATGGTTGATAATATTTCCAGATTAAAGTCTCTTCTGAAAAGAAATTAACAGCTTGAGAATTCACTCCAGGACGTTGTACCCAATACGGACGATTAGGGTCTAAAGATTGTGTTCCTTCTTGAATGTTGAAATTATGTGTCAAAAATTTATCCAATTCATGATTATTTACTTCCAAATTAACATGATAGATAGATTCAGCAGGAACATGACGAAAACAATGAAAATTCTGATTTTGATCTAATACTTTTTCAACTGTTGAATAACCATAAATTTGAGCATCAGTAATAATTTGCCCTATAAAATCGGTAAAATTAGTTTGGTCTAAAACTGATATATTATCAGTATTACCACAATTATATAAAAAAACTGACATTAATTGAATTGCTTCTAAATCTTTTTCATTAATTTCTTTTTTATCTTTTCTGACAAAAGAAAAACCAGGAGATAATCTAAAATGCTGTGGTTTTCCAAAAGGTTCAATCTGAGTTCTTCTATGACTAAGAATAGTCCTCACTATTGTGTCTGTCTTCGCTACAGTAGTTAGAATTTCAACATTTATATCGTTTATTCTTTCTTTATAATACCCTGAATTACTACTGTAATTCAACAAAGGGTCAATAAGTTCTGACCTCCTCGATATGTAATCTGGATTAATTATTTTACTGTTTACAGTTTGTGCTGTTTTGTTTAAAAAATCAAAAAATCCCATTTTACAACCTCCTTAACTAGCTACAAATATTTTAACGTTTGCTACTATTTGGTTATTATTTGTTATTACTAGAGTATTAAAACTCATTGTAGAAAAGAGGATTCCAACACAAGAATCATCGTTGAATGGTGGTTTTACTTTAAATGATTGATTATCTACTAAAATTATAACTTCTTGATTCGTTTCGAGATATAAGAAATTATAAGAATATTGAGAGAACTGAACATTAGTTATTTGAACATCAATCTCTTCTAAAAATTGAGGAGACTGATAAATAACAAATCTTGATGTTACTTGAGATATTTTGAAAACTCCTTTATTAGGATAAGATATTCCTCCTTCCAATTGAATATAATCATCAATCTGAACTCCAGAAGAACTAAATACGAACACTGATGAATCTTCTAACAATTGAAAATTACCATCAATAAGTGATGGAGACAAAATACTAATTTCTTTATTATTTTTTATAGCAACTATAATATATGAATCCCAATATTCAGAAGGAAGTGAAGTCCCTTCTCCAAGATAAATGCTGTCTCCAACTGACATATTAGTACTTATATTAAAAGAAGATGATAATTGAACAATAGTTGCATTTAATCTTAAAAGAGATATTATATTTCCTGTAAGTAAAGAATTTCCTATTCTTTCTGTTCTTAATCCTGCATTGAAATTTGGTGTAATCTTTACTAATCCATATCCAGATGTTTGAGTAATTGACCAACTTCCTGAATTTGTTGTGTTTCTTACTGTGCTAATAATTGTTTCAGAAGAATTTGGAGATATTTCAAAAACTTGAGATTTTGATTTAGTTACGTTCAAATCGATTAAATCTCTTTCATAAAGAAAATCATTCAGTTTTGGAGAAGTTGTTGAGATTAAATCAGAATAAACATTTATTCTTGAATTAACAGATAGTTTCATATAAACTCCTTTGTTTTTTTTCATTCTATTATTTTAGCATAATTTCACAAACAATTTGATAACCTTTTAAACTGTTCGGTATTAACGAATTGTTCAACTGTCCCACAAGTTAATCATATTTAATCCACTTATTTTTCTTGAAAAAGTTACATTCTCTTTAAACAATCTTATTGAAGAATTTTCAAATATAGTTAAAAAATAAAAAAACCCTTTTCCTTTATAAAGATTCTCTTTTACATATTTTGAATCAATCCAAAATTTTGAACCAACAACGACTTGAAGTCTTATACAAACTTTTTTTGGAACTAATATTAAAGTAGAATTACCATCAATTGATAATATGTTCTGAACATTTAAATGAAGTTTTTTAAATCTTTTATTTTGAGAATTAAAATTAAGATGATTTAATTTAAAGTTATCAATTTCTTCTTGACTTGTTGGTTGAGGTTTTTTTGAAGGAGTAATGAATCCAAATTCTTTAATTTCTTTCTTGTATGAGAATTTAGGTAGTACTTTTGTATTTATTTCCTCCGCTTCCTCTTCTTCTTTCTTCTGAATTTTAAAGGAGCTTTCTGGTTCTTTTTGAGATATCTCTGTCTCTTTTTGAGATGGTATTACTAAATTAATTTCTGGATTTTGTATCTTTCTTTCAAAGAAATTAAAAGCATTTTTTCCTTCTTCTGTTTTGTTTCCCATGCAAATAAGTTTAGCTTTTCTTAAAGTAATTAAACATTTTTTATCCACAACAATAAAATCTTCTCCTTCTTTTAAGAATCTTATTTTGTTGTTTTTCCAAATAGAATATTCTTCATCCTTATTTCTTAAATACAAATAAAGGTCATTTAAATCAAATAGAATAATTTTAATATTACTAATTTCATGAATCACTGTCTTAAGAGTTGGTGTAGTTTCCATAAAATTCCTTCATTTATTAAGAACAGATTAAATACCATTTATATACTTATCGGCATATTTTGATAAAAACTTTAGAACTATTTTAATTTATTTTAATTTATTTTAATTTATTTTAATTTATTTTAATTTATTTTAATTTATTTTAATTTATTCTTTTTTTTGTCCTATATGTTGCTATTACAAACTTATTTAGCATATCTTAAATTCAATTCTTCAGATGTATTCAATGTTGATTTTACTATGAAGTTCATATGGATTTTATAGATTTAATTAACAACTTAATTAAACAGAACAATTATCTTAAGCATATTCCAATTCGTTTTTCTCTTTTAATCTTTTAGCAATTGATGATAGACCTTTTGATGTGATGTAAATGTTATCATAAAATTTGTCATTCATTAGAACTGACCTAACTACAACTAATCCTTTTCTTTTAATATCTGCATATGGAATAT